CGTAGTTGAAGTAGTCTTAGGCTCTTCAGTTGTAGTTGAAGTAGTCTTAGGCTCTTCAGTTGTAGTTGAAGTAGTCTTAGGCTCTTGAGTCGTAGTGGTTGTAGTTGTAGGCTCTTGAGTCGTAGTAGTTGTGGTAGTAGGCTCTTGAGTCGTAGTAGTTGTAGTTGTAGGCTCTTGAGTCGTAGTAGTTGTAGTTGTAGGCTCTTGAGTCGTAGTTGTAGTAGTCGTAGTGGTTGTTGTTGTAGTTGGTTTATTTGATGTGTTGACCACTTTAATCACGTTGTCATCATCAATTTTCTCAACTTTAGAAGTGTAACCTTCTGGAGTGTTTGTTTCCACTACTGAATATTCAATTGCCTTACCGTCTTTGATACCTGGCAAATTCGTAAATGCTGCTTTCCAGCCAGAAGCTTTTGTAAGAGTTTGTGTCATCCCATCCAAGGCTTTGCCGTCCGCATACAATTGAACCGTAATATCTTTACGGTCAGCTTCTTCGTCACCAACCCATTCTTTTTGAACGGTCACAGTTGTGTCACCAGAAACCCAGAATTTCAACTCGTTGTTGTTCCAGAATGCTGGGTCAGTTTGAGGTGTTGTGATTTCATCAGCTGTCAAAGTAGCGTTGTTATCAACACGGATGGTTGTCTTAGGAATTAATGTTTGGTATTCAACGATCAATTCATCGCTAGATGCTGTTTTAAAGACATCACTGACATCTGATAAATTCACGGTAAATCCATTACCGTCTGCATCGAATTTCACATGTTTCCAGAAGTCCCAACCAGAAGCCACCACTTGTCCACCTTTTCTTAAAGTGAAGGATGGTTTCAAGTAAGTTCCCACAAAGAATTCATTTGCAGCGTGGTTTGCGGCAGGAGCAAAAGTGATTTTTGAGTAATCGACTGCTGGAGCTTGGATTTTATCTGATACAACAGGGTTTGTGATGGCTTGTTTCTTACCATCCCCGTTGATACGGATGAACCATTTTGTCAGATAGTAGTCATCACCAACATTCATCCATGCATAGTTTTCAGATGCGTCTAATTTGAATTGCTTAGCTACATAGTCACCTGTAAGGTTGTATTTATTTAAGACTGATTCAAATACGCCAGGACCGTCAGGACGTGTAATGATGACAGATTCTGAACCGACTTTAGAAGTGGCGGTCTTGTTTCCAGGATTTCCTGGAGTGCTATCCCATTCTGCTTTGTATGAGAAACCACCCTTAACATTTTGGTTCATAGCTTCGATGGCTTTTTTAAAGGTAAAAGTAATCTTTTTACCTGTCATCGAAATGGTTGCGACTTCAGCTCCATTAGCTTGGAGTGATTGTGTTGCGATTTCAGTGATATTGACACCTTCTGGAGCATCAATAGTAAATGTATCACCGTCTTTAACTGATTTACCAGTTAAATCCCAGTCAAAAGAAAATCTGACTTTTTGACCAGATGTATCTGCTTTAAGGTTTGTAATAGTGGGAGTGACAGTTGCTGCAGAAACAGGCTTGATAATTGACAAACCAAGAGCAACTACACTGAACATTGCTACAAACGCGAATAATTTTTTATAGAAAGTTTTCACTTGTTCCTCCATTTCCTTTCTTCTGCCTGCCCTTTCCGAGGCTTTTCTATATAGTGATATATCCTAAAATAGAAAGGCTTCTAATTTCTACTCCATGAAACCAGCTGTCTCAGTTTAGGATAGATCGATGAATTATATGCTCCTCTTTATGCATTAAAAGAAAACAAACCCACCGACAAAATCAGCTCAAACCCTCTAACTACGTTTGTTTAGATAGAAAAACAAGGGAAATGACAAGCGTCATAATGTTAAAGTGATAATAAACGTTGCAAATTTTAACAGAATAATCATCCCATTGCATATTTAAAAGATTATTATCAACATTATTATATTCTTTTAGTGTGATAAGTCAAGTTAAATGCAACAAAAATAAGGAAAAATGTTGATTTTGGTTTTTGTATAAGTCGACCTTTTATTTCCCGCCATTTTTGGCTTTCATGATATAATATTCAGATATATTTTAAAGATACGTCAAACCCTTGATAAATAAGGGAATAACGTATCTTTAAGTGAAAAATGTTCTCCTTTTTAGGAACTTTTGATATTATTTAGTGCCGTTTCAAAGATTGACACGGCTTTTTTTGCGCTCTCTTTTGAGAGGTGACTATATATGTCCATTGTCATGGATAAGGTGGAGTGTCCTAGTCGGTGCTGGAGTTCCTTGTATGGTATTCCAGCATTTAATAATAAACTAGCGTGAGTGTGTCGAAAACCGTGAAAACCAATGTCAGGAACTTGCGCCTGTTTAAAATGTATTTTTAATCTTGCTTGAAGAGTGCGGTTGTTTGGGTATTCATGGATAAAATCTGAAAAGACCACTTTTTCAGTTCTTCCAAGTGTCCAAGCCTCTTTAGTTTGTCTATGTTTATATTGTTTCATCATAGAAACAGTTTTGGGGTCAATATCAATATCACGGTAGCTAGATTTTGATTTAGGACTATTAATTTCAAGTCTATAATTAAGTGTCTTTGTAATGTGAACAACAGCATTATCAAGATCAATATCAGACCATTTCAACGCCAATGCTTCATTGATACGGCAACCCGTAGCAAGTAGGAACTTGTAAAGAGTGACACAGAAGAGATTTTTAAATCTTGTTTGATCCAAGCTATCCAAGTATTCGAAGAATTGTTTTAATTCAGAATCTGTAAAATGCTTGATCTTTGCTTTATCTGTCTTGACTTTGGGAACTAGTACATTCTTTGCAGGATTGGACTTTAACGCTTGTAATGAAACTCCATACTGTAATATGCGCTTATTGTAGGAATGGAGTTGCCCATATCGTTTAAAACCCCCATTGTTTTGGTTGTAATTCCTTGCCCATTTGTTCACTTGTTGCTGAATGATGGCAGGGGTCAACTTATCTAGTTTGTACGATCCAAAAGCAGGGCGTAAATAGTTTTCTATCTGTGACTTGATAGCGATTTGAGAATTTGTTTTGATTGTGGGAGCATAAGTTTCCCACCAGCTATCCATTAATTCACTATAGTTTTTATATTGAACAAAAGCGGTGCGAGTTGCACCATTCTTTTCAAATTCGAATTTTGCTTGTAGAGCCTTGTTCTTAATTTCTTTCTTGGTGCGGGCTGAAATAGTTGTTTTGATCTTCTTTCCCGTGATTGAATCAATACCAAGATATAAGCTGGTGCGGTACACTATTGTACCGTCTTTCTTTTTGTATTCTGTAATATTCATGATCGAAAACCTTTCTAATTCATCAGCAGGCAAGCCGTAAAGGTTTTAGAATGTGTTTTGGTCATGATTTTTTTATCACAGTATTTTGAAAGAATTATTTTAGTTCAATTAGTTTATTGTAAATTTTTTCAGTTAAAGCTTTTTGTTGACTAGCAGTAAGGTGCATTGAGGTGCGAATTACAATAGTTCCATACACATAATGAGAGCCAGGATTTAATTGTCCACCATCAAATGCAGATATGTATGTATTACGTTTTTCGGCTTCATCTTTTGTTTTATAAACTTCAATACAACCTCCTGCTTCAGTTCCTTTATCTACTATATCAGTCCCGTAAACAGGTTCGGTTACTTGACTATCTGAAAAATAGATAGAAGCAGTATAGCCACCTTGTTTATTTAATAAACCATTAGGGTCATGTTCTTCTGTAGCATGTTGCACTTCTTGAATTGTATCTACTTCTTTCAATCGTTCCTCAATAAAAGTATATTTAGGGTTTGTAATCTGTGCTAATTGTTTAACGCTGTTTTGATATGCTGTTAGTTTTTCAGTTATATTTTTTTGAACGCTAGAATAATCGATAGGTTTCGCGATTTCTTTTGCTTGATCTTCAATTTTTTGTGTATCGCTTTCCATTTTTGGAGCTTTACGAATCGAGTTTTTTGCTTCTTTAACAGCAGTTTTTAAATCTTCTAAAGTCTTAGATTCTAATGGTTCAGCTTTTTCTTTAATGATTTTTTCAGTATCAGCAATTTGTTTTTCAATCGCTTTATTATTCTCATTAAGAGTATCAACAGACTTTTCAAAGTGACTAATTGCAGTTTGGTGAGGGGCATAAGATAAGAAATAGTAGCCCGCTCCACCAGTAGCAAGAGCTAAAACAACAGCAGTAGTAATAATTTTCTTTTTCATAATGTTTCTCCTATATGTTTTCGTATATCTGAATTAGTTATTTATCAGATGATTTTTTCTTTATCTTTTCGAGTGCCTTTTTCCCCTCTTTGTCTAGTATATGAAATGCAAATATCATAGTACTAAAGGCAATGATTGTACATGCAAACAAGAACCAGTCAAACAATTCATTATTTTTCAATGTCTTACTTCTTTTCTAATTTATCAGTAGGTGATATATGTATAACTTTTAATCTTATTGATAATTGTCGACAAAAATTAGATCGATATTATTTTTTAGTTAGAAAATATGCATCTATGTATACTAAAGGTACTTTCTTCTTACCGTTACCTACGGAATCGTACTTATAAATTAGTGCAAAACGACCATCCACGGTCAATGTATCTCCCTCTAAAAAATTACTTTCCATGCGGTCAGTTTCGATAAAAAACATATACATATTTTCAGTGCCTTGTAAAGCAAGTATTTGAGTATATTTTCCTTGTTCTACAAGTTGTATTATTTTTGTATTAAACACATTCATTTTCTTAAATACAAATGAATCTGGGTTCCTAAGAATAGTTCTATAGTCATACGCAGGATAATCATTTTCATTATATGTGTCTGTGGTAACTGCTCCAGCTTTTTCAGCAATCTTATCAAAAAGATCTTCAACAGAATATTCTTCTTTTTCAGAAGATTTTTCTGTCACAGGTTCAGACTTACTAGTATTCTCATTTTTTTGAGAACTACACCCCATTAGGGTTATTGATAGTGCAATTGCTGTAATATAGAAAAACTTTTTCATGATAATCCTCCTAATTATCTATTCGCTTTTTTTAAAAGAAACCGCATCTTTTTTGGCGAATTTTTTGGCAATAGTTCTGAGTAGCTCCCTTTCATCATCGGTACAGAAAAAGTAGTTAAGTAGTAATTCTAGTGCGAATGGTTCAAGGTGCTTTCTTAATTTTTCGTAATCATGGAAATCTAAATCTGTTTTAGACAATTGCATGTAGTCAAATTCTTGCCACGAACGGTATTCTCTCGGTGTTGGAATATAATCATCAAAAGGATCTTTTTTACTATTTGAGTAATTTAGTAAGTAGCCAACGCTTACCCCAAAAAAGTCGGCTAATTGTTTTGCTTTCTCAGGTTTTAACTGACTATCACCATTTTCCCACTTTTGAAAACCTCTACGACTAATTCCCATGGCATCAGCAACATCTTGCTGAGTTAATTTCTTTTCTTTTCTTAATTCTTTTATTCTATTCATATTATATTTACCTCAATCTGTATTATATCATAAAAAACTAAAAAGCTAACAAAAAATTCCCTTTTGAGATATATTATTGTTGACAATGAATTTAAAGTGCGCTATACTACAATCGGAAGCTAACAAGTAGTTAGCAAAAAACAGAAAGGAGGGTGCTTTATGTTAATCACTGATACACAAGCAAAAGCAATCCGAAGAAAACAAGCTGATAAATTTATCACTGCTAAACGTGCAAGTGAAGAAATTGGTGTAACTCAAGTTACCTATCGCAAGTTGCGACAGGGTGGCGAAGTGAAAAAATCAATTTATATGAAAGCTATGGAATGGCTTGCAAAAGATTATTGAACGCAACAAAAAAGCCCTAACGGTCGGCAAACTCATAAGGCTTTTAACTATAAATACTAAAACACAGGACAGCAGGCAAGCCGTAAAGGTTTTAGGAAATTTTATTTACTTAAATTATACCATATCTTGGTATAGAGCGCAAAAAGTTGTACAGGAGGTACATAAAATGGAAACAGAAAAAACAGAATTAGAACTAACAGAATTAGAATTAGAGGAATTTTTAGAAGAGGTGGAAAAGGTTCAAGCACAATTAAGATTTAACAAAATTGTACAAGAGATGAAAGAGAATGATCCTAATCTTTATCAGATCCTATTTGATTTTCTACATAAGAAACTCTCTCTTGATGAATTGAATGGCTTTCTTTCATTGGAGGGTGAAGCACGACGGGCATATATAGACAGCTACCAAGCTAGATGAGGAGATCTAAAATGATTGGTGATTTTTTAGGCTTTGGTATTTTCTTTCTATCATTCGTGAGTATATTTTTCCTTGCTGAGTGTTTCCATGAGTGGGCTGTAGCTTACAAGAAAAGGGGATATATCAGCAAAAGACAGCTAAAACGTATGAAGAAATGGCTTGAGATCATGGAGGCTAGATAATGGCATACCAGCAAGAGGAACGGGAAACAGTTGTAAGATATGATGAGCAGGATAACGCTTGGTACTTTGAAACAAACGTAAGACGGCATATTTCAAAGTTTTTGAAAATGTCAAAGGCATTTGAAGAATTGCATGAGGAAAAGGAAGCTGGGCGAGTTGTTTCTATTCGTGCCAAACTATCAGACCTTGACAATTTTTCAGTAAGTCCATTTGTCAGAAACAAACGTAAAGGACAAACTAACAATTTAATTCACGCACAGAATCGATTTTAAGACTTGAAACTAGCCCTTTAATCGGTGAAATTCAACTTGAAATATAACAGGGGTATGATTATACCTCCCAAACGTGCAACCGCAGGAAAAACGATTTTAGAAAGGAAAAATAAATGTTTAGTTTAAGTAAAGAAAGTGAACAAGAATTAAGTCAAGGAGTTTTGACTTTGATTGATACGTTTTTAAAGTCACAAGATAAAGTTTTTCAAAAATCTTTGGGACTTATGACAGCAAAACAATTGAAAGATGAGTTAGATATAAAGGACAACACACTAAAACGGTGGGAAGAAAACGGCTTGAAACGATACCAACCACCCCTAGAAGATACACGAAAAGCCTATTATAAGGTAAGTGATATCTTGATCTTTTTGGGGGCTGATAAATGAGAACAATAGAAGTTACTGTCCACTCTGATAAATTAACAGCATTGGATTTTCTCAAGGACAATCCAACTTTGGTACTGAAAAATGGAAACTATTTTAAATTTGTTTATTTTGAACCAATTGGAGCAGGATTGACAAACTTTCGCTCTAAAGGGATAACTATAAGGTTGTGTGATAATCAACAGAATAATTCTCATTGGAAAGTGGCAAGAAAGAACTCTCCAAAACTTATGAAGCCTGAACCATTGGCAGTATTGCAGAAGTTAGAGGCTGGTAAGTTGAATGAAGAAAGAGAAAATCAAGCAATAGAATTAAATGGCTGGTTATTCGATATTATCACGAATGGAATCTATACCAAAGAGGATACAGCGCTTTTTATTCGGTTGCTATTCCTGCATGGTTATAGTTTCGAGCAGGTTACACAGCTATTCTCTTCAATTGTGAAGCGTGTGGCACTTGCAAAGTGCTTTCTAGAAGAAATGAAAATAATTTATAAGGGGGTGAGTATTTGAACAATGGCAACAATAAAGCACAACCATATACAAATGCTGGATACAGTCAAGCACTAACTCAAGAGTTCACTGATCTTACAGCGATTAGAGAAACAGAACAGAATAGTTTAAACCTTGACCAAAAAGCAAAGGGTGACGGCTACGCTCCTGTTCTAAACAATCTCAGAAAAATTCTTGAGCGTGATACTCGGTTAGCTGGTAAGCTAAAATACAATGAGTTTACAAATGAAATTGATATTTCAAATTCTATTAATTTGAACGGTGCTACTCGTTTAGACGGGGTTGCTGATGACGCTCTAATAAAAGAAATTCGCTTGTATATTGCCCAAAAGTATAAGATCGATTTTAAAAAGTCTGATATAGCTGATGTAATGGAGGTTGTAGCTAGATCAAACCAATACAACCCATTGAGATCATTCTTACTTGAATGTGAACAAGAGTACTCCCATTTAGCAGATCAGAAAGATCCATTTGATATCCTACGATATTATTTAAACGTGAAAGATAATCAATACAATCGAATTATCTTTGATCTGTTCTTTCGTGGAGCAGTTGCCAAAGTATTTGATCCAAGTATAAAGTTTGACTTTGTACTAGATTTAACTGGTGAACAGGGAGTAGGAAAGACACAGTTTTTTGAGCAGTTATTTACAGATCAATACTTTACAACCGTGGATACACTCACAGAAAAAGACGATAAAGCCCGAATGGTGCGGAATTGGTGCGTTTTTGATGATGAGATGATCGCAACTAGAAAAGCGAGTTTCCAAGTGTTAAAAAGGTTTGTGACTGATAGAAAAATTGAATTTCGCCCACCTTACGCAAGTTCAGATAGACGATTGATGAAAAACTTTGTATTTGTGAGGGCTACTAATCAACCTGATTATCTGAATGATCTGACAGGGGAACGTAGGTTTTTAGTTGCTGAGGTATTCAAAGATAACTCTTACCGAGGTAGAAAGTGGTCCGAACAGGATCGCAGGGCATTTTGGGGCGCTATGGTGACAGCATGGAGAGCAAACAAAACATTAACCTTATCAGACAGTCAAGAACACCTTATAAACACCGTAAGAGAGCGCTATAAGGTTATAGATGATGAACTAGAGGCACTTGAAAGGTATCTATCAACTCCTTACCCTGAAAGAATGTACTTTGCTCCAATCAATGACGGTCTGAGAAGAGCTTATATCTATGAGATGATGAACAATGGAGCTTACTTAAATGGTAACGGGGAAGAAATCAAAATAGATACAGCAAAATATGGGGAGTTAGTTCCCCGTGAAAAAATGTCAATCGCACTATTTTTTAAAGAGGTTTTTCTGATCGATAAGCCTACACCGCAACAAAATGCAAAGATACGGCTTGCAATGCGTGGTAAGCATGCATGGGAGTACAAGAGAAATATCAAGTTTGGAAGAACTCCGACCTCAGGTTTTCAGAAAGTAGGAGAATCAGAATGAGAGTAGAAAAATTAAATATTATGTTCCTACCGCCCTAACTCTTTGAGAGAGTAAGAGTTTCGAACGGTTCTCGTTCGTGTGGGAGGAATTGTTTAGAAAAAATTCTACCACCCTAACCCCTTGAGGCTCTAAGGATAAAAGGTACTCGGTAGGAAAATAATAATATTTTTAATAATAATATTTATTAATGAATTAAATAGGTATTGTTGTTTATATAATATTTTTGTTGCTGAATTTTTTCCTACTTTCCTACCAAGTACTTAAATCGTTGATATAATGGGCTGGGATTGGTAGGATACAACTCCTACCCTTATCCTCCCAAACAAACAGATCCTACCAATGGAGAAAACAAGAATGCATGAAAAAATTTTGATCGAAAAAATGGAAGATGGCTACCTATTTTATTTAAAAAATGGTATAATAGAGAGTGTAAAAGTTCCAGCGTACGGGAAACTGACACTAGTCTATCAACATGGCAAGGTGTGCTATGTCGAAAAGGCTGAAACAATAAAATAGATCTATCGGAACAACCGAGGGTGAAACATTTCGTGAAGATTGCATAGGCTTCATGAGAGTTCATTCTCGGTTTTTTGATTAGGTACAGAAAGAGGTAAAATATGACATTTACAACTATTAAGAGCGAACTTAAAACATTCGCAAACAAGAAAGTAGACTATATGCGCTCATACATTGAGTTACAAGAGAAACTAAAAAAAGAGGTTGCTGAGGGCATGAAAGGGAGCAAACAAGCTCAGATCGAACTAGCTGACCTCAAGAGTGAGGGAGAAACGTACTCACAGAAAACCTATGATAAGATCATGTCTGATATCGAGCAAGAGCGCACCAAACAACTTGAAGAACTAAAATCAGAAAAGAATAGTGTGACCGCTGATGATGTGGCTGAATTAATGCTACTTGAAAGCACAAAGGATATTTCATGGAAAGAGTTTGAAGAATACCTGGAGAAATACAAGAACAAACCACTAGCAATTAAAAAGCTGGGAGAGATCGCCAAAACTCATTCAGATTTATCATTCTTTGACTATGAGAAATACAATATTAAAGATCGTACCGAGAAGTTAGCTGAGTACTTAAAGAAACAAGCTAAAACTTATCACAGCGAATTTTTAATTAATGGCGATAATATGTTACTTGTCACAGCGGAATTGAGTTTAGAATTTAATGAAACGGCTATAGGGCGTTTCTTTGAAGAGAATGGGCTTTAAAATTGTCTGAAATTGCCTCAGAATGTCCGATAGAGAGGGGGTAGGCATGGAAGAATTAACGTTAAAAGAAGAAAAGTTCCTGACGGCTTTAATGCTTGCCCCAAATATGGGCAAGGCTTGCGAAAAAGTGGGGATCTCTAGACGCACAGCACAGCGTTACATGGCTAAAACCACGGTAAGAAGTGCATACCGCAAGATGAGAAACCAAGCAATGGAGCAGGCTACAAGCAGGCTGAATAGTGTGGCTGTGGACGCTGTGGAAGTCTTAACAGCTATCATGAATGATCCTACTATTAGCCCGTATGCACGGCAACAATCAGCGAGGACTATTCTTGAGTTTGCCTATAAAGCTTATGAAAATGAAGCAATTATAGAAAAGCTGGAAGAATTGGAAACAGTTATCAGTATAGACAATAAGGATATTTAGAGTTGAATAAAAGAGAGCTTTTAAAGAAAATTGATGAGCTAAAACAGATACACAAGATGAAAACGGGTGGTTTTGTCTTGATAACTGAATCAGATAAAGGGATTGAGTATATCAATGTAAACGGCAAGGACTATCTAGACCATGAAGCCTTGGCAGTATTAAGAACATTTTCAGATGATAGTATCATCATATTCGACAATATAGATGATAGCTGGGAATGTAGAACTATTTCAGATGATTTTAAAGAGATGATATTCTTTCCAACTGTGGAAGATAGAATGGATTATATTCGTGTAAATAAGGGGATCAACCCCCTTTATCATGATGAATCTGATCCATACCATACGATATCAAGAAAAGAGTGGCTTGACTCTTACAAAAATACAAGCCCCTGAACCCTATTTGTAAATGTATTTGAAAAGGAGGCAAAACATGAATATAGGGCAGGAAGAAAAAAGGAGCAAGAAAGAACTTGCTAGAAATGTACTGTGCCAATATCGCTCTTTGTGTAGAATAGCTGGAGTTGATTATCTAACAGGCGATTTACTTGATAGTTGCATAGATCAACAAAATCAGCGCCAAAACATGGCTTTAACCGAGGTAAATCGAATTAGAAAAGCTATTGAGGGTATTTCATCGGCAATGGATAAACGTATCCTAGAAATGAGCTTTATTGGGCAAAAAAAGGTATCTGCTTATGAACAAATGGACATACTTTCTATTTCAAGCAGTAACTATCACAGGCGCAAGGCAAGAGCCTTACTTGAGTTTATAGAGCATTGGCAATAATATAAACTCTGTTTTACATGAAAAAGCGGTCAAGATATGTTATAATCTAATTAGGTGGTAGGTTTTCGAGTACCCATTGGTACGCGGACGCCTACCATTTTTGAAGATAAAAAAAGCACCGTGTGAGGGTGCCGGATCTTAGTATTCTATTTAAATCTTAATGGTAATTCTAGTACGTTTTTAGACAGTAAAAGATATCGAAGGAATTAATAATCGTATAATACATTGGATCTTACTTTACATATCCTAATAATTTTAATTGACTATTAATCTTATCGATTAAATTCTCGAGCCGTTTGCTCTCTGCTATATTAATTTCTTGAATATCAAAATACTCTTCGATTTCAAAAGCAAAGTTTTTACAATGAGTTTTTTTTAATTCATTCAATAATTTCTTGATCTCTATATTGTATTTTATTATTTTTCCATCATAATAATTTTTGCTCTCGTATAAATATTCTTTTAAAGATAAAAGATAATTAATCTCTCTTTGATTGTCTAGTTTTTTAATTAAATTTGACATATGTAAATCCTCCATTTAAAATTATAATTATTTTACAAAAGATTAATTCTTTTTGCAAAATTTTTTCTTCTTTATTCTAAAATCGGAGTGATTAATATGACAGCTTGAAATTTATCAATCTAAAAAGAAATATGATTAACTACATACTATTTTAAATTAATTAATTAAAAAAGAGTAAAATAATATATAGTGCTTGAAATAAGTGGTATAATATGGGCAAATGGAGGTATGGTATGCAACCATCATTATTTATTGCAAATTATATAATTGAGTATTCTAATAAAAAGAACTATTTAATCAACAACCTTAAATTACAAAAGCTATTATACTTTGCAAATGTAATTAAAATTGTTGATACTAAAAATCCTCTTTTTGAGGAACAAATGGAAAAATGGAAATATGGTCCAGTTGTCCCTAGTGTATACCACGAATATAAAAGATTTGGAGCTTTTCAAATAACTAATAAAGATATTGTAAGAGACTTTATTTCATTTGGTGATACGTCTAATGGATCTTTGGGAAATTTAAAAATATTGAAGTATCGATCAGAAGAAATCTCAAAACCTGATGCTGAGTTATTAAAAAAAGTTGTTGACAAACTTTCTAATATAGATGTTTTTGATCTAGTGGGAATTACTCACAATCAGGAATTGTGGAAAAAGGATGAAAAACTGATTTCTGATGGTGTTCAAGGAATAAAATACACTAACGATGAGATTGTACAATATTTTGATAAACATCCGGAGGATTTGGAATGGATCAAATAGCAATAGGTGTTATTGAAATTCTTCTTAAATATGATATGTCTAAAATTGATTCTGAAAATAGAAAGTTTTTTCAAGATCAATTCTCACAGAAAGATCCATCAATTCCTTACGATGCTATTGCTGATTATGTATATCAACATGAAAATAGTATTGAGAGTAATGAACAGTTAAACAAGAATATTGAGTTTCTTTGTTCGAAGTTTAAGGGGAGCATCGATAAAAAAACTAATTTAGTAAATAACCTTGGGGAAATCAGTTTAAATTATAGTTTGTATCAAGCACAGAAATCTTATATATCTAAAGTTGCCCAAGGAGTGAAGTGGGAAGTAGAAGATGTGAAGATGAAGATTGCGCAAGCCAATTCAAATGTAGAAAATATAAATAAAAAGGTAAATGAAATAGATCAAACGAAATCATCAATTTATACTGATTTTATAGCTATTTTAGGGGTCTTTTCAGCATTTGTTGTCGTATTGTTTGGTGGGATTGATGTTGTTAGAGCAGTGTTTGATGTTGGAGCGGATTTGTTGAAAATTAATTTGGGACGGATGATAACAATTTCCTGTCTTATGTTAATTGGTGTAATAACTTTGTTGTACTCATTGTTATTATGGATTGCTAGAATCACTAACAAGGAAATTGGGAATTGTATGTGCCATGGATGCGAAAATGGTTGTACTCACAAGTGGAAACATTTTTATTTGCGTCATTCTTTTTATTTTTCATTAGTAATATTATTAGCGATTATTTCTATTATTTCGATTCAATTTTTATAG